TAATATGAGCAGTGCTGAAACGGCAAGATATATCCGGCCAACAATAGGACTGACAGAGAGACAGGCTGCGGCGAATCTCAAATATTACAACTCCATCAAGGAAAGACTGACAACGGATCATCCGAGAATGAAACCTGAGTCAATTGAGCGGAAAGCGAGGGAGGCTGCTTCAAAATATGCGGAAAGACAGCAGCAGTATAGGGCGGAGACTATAGCCAGATCGGAAATAGCACAAGCCTATAACCATGGCGCAGATGCTTTTGTGAGGGAAGCGGTAACTACAGGGAACCTTCCGGAAATGGAAAAAGAGTGGTCAACAGCTTTGGACGGCCATGTGTGTGCATCATGTGCAGCTCTTGAAGGCACTAAGATAGGAATGGATGATGAATTTAAAACGGTATCCGGAAGGAGAGAGATTGCAACGTCTATTCCACCATTACACCCGCGCTGTAAATGTGCGGTGAAGTATGTGAGGGTGAAAAATGAAAACATTCAATGAAATAATGAAAATAAGGGACGAACCGGACAATAAGCCGGAGGTAACAAAAAGAAAGTTCCAGGTAAAGAAGACAAATAATGAAAAAATGCAGGCATTCGGCTGGGCCAGTGTTGCCATTGCTGAGAATGGAGAAACTCTGGAAGACTGGCAGGGCGACATCATAGAGCCTGATGAACTTGAAAGTGCCGCTTACAAGTTCGTTGATCTCTACCGGGAAGGTGGAGAGATGCACGAAAGAGGCGGGGTTGCTTATCTGATCGAGAGTGTTGTATTTACGGAAGAGAAGATGGCGGCAATGGGAATCCCGGAAGGTACACTCCCTGTTGGCTGGTGGATAGGCTTTCAAGTAACAGATGCGGATGTTTGGGAGAAGGTAAAAGATGGAACTTACAGTATGTTCTCCATTGAAGGGAAAGCAGAAAGGGTAGAAGTAAACAATGAATAAGTATATTGGAACAAAGCTTATTGAGGCAGAAAAAGCAACTCTTGTGGAAGCACAGGCATTAAAAACAGGTGCCTGCGATACCATTGAAGAAGCAAGAGAAAGATTTGGAGGTTCAGATGATGGCAATCCGGGATATGTAGTTAAATATCCGGATGGATACATCAGTTGGTCTCCAAAAGATGTGTTCGAGAAGTCTTATATGCAGGTTCGGGAGAATCCGAACCTGATATCTGGCGTATCAATAGGAGAACACATGGTGAATGATTTTATCAGCTATATTGAAACCAGTACCGTAGGCTATAAGACAACAATGGTTCGTTGCGTGCTTCGAAATGGTTTTGAGATCATTGAAACATCTGCATGTGTAGATGCGCAGAATTATGACCAGAAGCTCGGAGAAGAAATCTGCATGAAGAAGATAAAGGATAAGATCTGGTATCTTTTAGGATTTCTGCTTCAGACAGCGTGGCATGGAATTAAATAAATGTGATCAATAGGCGTCCAAAAGGGCGCTTTTTTGATAAATAAAAGCGAAAGGAGGAAGCATTGTGGCAACAAAACTGAAAGGCCTGGAAGTGGGTAAAGTAGATTTCGTTGATGAAGGCGCAAATCAGAGAGCTGATATCAAACTGCTGAAAGGCAAGAATAAAGTAGAGGAAACATCAGACCCGGAAATCGGACTATTTAAACGATTCCTGAACTGGATCAGCGGAGAGGTGCAGAAATCAGCCACGACATTTGATGAACAGATCAACGCTGTGAGCATGGATGCAATCAGGGATGAAATCTGGTCTGTATGTTACGCCCTGCAGAATTCACTTAATTCAATCCTGTGCGACCCAGAACTGGACAGCAGCGGGAAGCAGAGTGCAATGGATACAAGCATTGAACAGTTCGCTACAGCTATGAAGGAATACATTCCCGGATGGGCTGGGGGAACATCTGCAAAAATCAAAAAGAATCTGGATGCACCTGACGAAACAGATCTTCCTATGGTGATGAAAGCGCATAGCAATCTGGAGGAAATCATTCAGAAATCCGTAGAAACGAAAGGAGAATTGGAAGACATGATTAAAATCGACAAGTCAAAAATGTCTGCTGAGGAAAGAGCGGCATATGATGAACTTATCAAAAAGTTTGCCGTAGAGACAAACGAGGAGCCGTCTATCGAGAAGAAAGCACCGCAGAAAAGCGAAAAAGAGGAAAACCCAGACGTTCTTGATGATGGTGGAGCTGAAAAGAAAACAGATACAAAGAAATCTCTTACACCGCCAGAACAGAATACAGACGATGATATTTACAAAGGACTGCATCCTCTTGTAAGAGAAAAACTGGAAGCTCTCGAGAAAAGAGCGGAGGAAGCGGAAGACAGAGAACTTTATGCAGTTGCTAAGAAGTACGAAGTTCTTGGAGAGAAGCCAGAAGAACTGGCTAAGTCCTTGAAAACACTGAAAAGTGCAGGTGGAACTGCCTACAATGATATGATCGGCATTCTCGACAGAAATGTGGCAATGATCAACAACTCTGGCGTATTTGGAGAAATCGGAAAATCATTCTCTGGCGGAACTGCAGCAGTCAAGAAGTCTGCAGCAGAAGGAAAAATCGATACGATTGCAAAGGGATTGATTGAAAAAGATCCTTCCCTGACATATAACATGGCGCTGGCAAAAGCCTGGGGAGCACATCCGGAGCTTATGGCTGAGTATGAAGACGAAGCCGGATACTAAGAAGGGGGCGAATGATAATGGGTAAAAATTTTAATGGAACACAGATCAACCAGTCACCAACTATTTCCGAAAAGGCAGGAGCAGATGTTGCTGACATCCGTAACCTTATTCTGAAATACGATACTGATGGTAATGTGGTTGTCGCTGCCGATG